ACCCAGGGGACTTCGTCAATTTCCAAAAGGTAAAAGCTGGGCTGACTATGGGAGAAAAAGACTGTGCTTATGGCTGGTCTTTGTAAAAACTCCTACGTAAGTGTGTACTATTGGTGTGTGTATTACATTGTTACGTGACTCCTTGCAAATGCTAAAAGTTCTTCGTTGCGCTCCGCCTGCGAGCGTGTGATAGGATCATCCAACATCAATCGATTCAATAAATTGTTTCGGTTAAAGTTGGGATACGGTAAAACGTATTGACGCCAAATGGTCCTATTAGTGGTGTTGGGGTGGTGTGTTAGTAAAATTCTCTTATCTTGAGGGGGAGTATCGTACTGTTGGGGGTTAAGCATTTCATTTCCTACTGCTAACCATTTTTGTATGTTTCCAGAATCTACATATTTCTCTTCTAATTTTGGTAAAGTTAATGAATCGTGATCTACAAATAATTCTGGATATTTTTGTGCTAACCAAGTTTTGCCTTCTCCTGATGGAATACAAACTGCTAATCTACTTTCTCTAACTCTGCCGTCATCCTTTATCCCACCATTGATTTTCATCAATACATAGGATAAGGGACCCAGAGTTACTGCTGATAGTGCTCTTGTTGCCTGTGATGTGTCTGTTTCTGCAAATTCCTTCAAATAGCCTTCTGCTGTTGTCTGTCCTCTGGGAATCAAAGAACCTATAGTTACAAGGAACCAGAGATGAAAATCCATATATGTTTTAGGAACAAATGTCTTATTCTTCTGGTTCAGTGCATCTATAATTTTGATTCTCAGTTGGTTGAAAAACTTCTCTCCATAAAAGTAGCTAAATCTTAAGGCATCATTACAGTTATCAAATAATAGTTGATCTTGGTCGGGTGCTATTCTTGTCCAATTAAGTAATTCTAAGATAGTATTAATGTTCATGTGGGGGACTTTTATTAAGTTAAGTGTGTCGTGATTTTTAAATGATTGTTTTAGGAAAGTGCATTGGTCCAATGTTTTTGATTTTGTTATTCCTGTCTTAGATTCATTAGTGTAAATTATATTATAAATCTCTAAATATTCTGAAATTGTCTGCTGATTAAACCATTCTAATACCTCTGGTTTTATCATGAGTATGTTATCATCGCCATAAATAGCCATTCTAACATTTTGTTGAAACTTTGCCATGGAAAAGTATTCCATCTTACCGGATAGTTCGCAAAGTCCCAACCATGCTAAAGCCATGTATCTCTTGTTAATTCTTGAATTTAAAATTACTGTGATTGGATTTCCTGATTTATTTCCTAAATGTGTCATATAAAATTCGTCTTTTGCTATATGTATTGTATGAATTAACTCATCAAAAAGAATTTCTCTAACATTTTTATCCTCGTGTGTGTTGGTTCCGAAAGTCTCATAAAAGAAATCTATATCTCCTCTCACGTCATCTATCAAATCCGCTGGCATACTTCCGTCAAATCGTGAAAAATCTCCTGCTATACAATGATCTGAGAATTCTGCTAACCAATAATAAAGTGTCGTCCATTCTAAACTCTGTGGGTCAATTCCTACTTTACAATCCATGAATGCCCGCGCGTTCTTAACTGCTACTGAAAAATCCATTGTATATTTCCTCATCAAAATTGAAAAATCTACTGGTGGCATGGAAAAGAGTCTTGTTGATCCTTTTGCTATCTTTTCCATTGATCTCCTTTCATCCTTCAAGCAATCTACCCATACACTCTCGATTCTTTCGCACTTCCTAGCCTGGAACTCTCTGTTACGAATAACATCATAAAGCTCCTGAACAGGAAGTCCGTCTTCCTCAAAGAGGTATGCTTTTCCTCTACAACCTGAAGGTCTCGTTAAAACCCAAGGATATCCCGGCG